GACGGCATACGAGATCTCCGAGTGTGACTGGAGTTCAGACGTGTGCTCTTCCGATCTAAAAGAGTTAATTTAGATAGTTCAATAATGGCTATTGGAGAAGTATATACTGTAAATAGTGGGTCGCAATCTAGTCCTCTTATAGTAAATGTAGATTCAGTTGTTACAAGCGCTTACGCTTCATCTACTTCAACTAAAATATATTGTAAAGGAGATTATGTAATTACATTAGCTAATACAAGTGACTTTAATGAGTATGCTAATAAAGCAATACAAAATGCTTTAATATCATCTTATGATTCAATAAGCTCTGTTGAAAATGTGGTAATAACACCTCCAACAGTAGTATTTACTACATCAGCTATTGCATAAAACACAATAATTTATTTAAATTATACAGAGGTTTCAATAAAATGAAGCCTCTTTTTTTTTTCGTATCTTTGTTTAAATAACAATTTGAAATGATTAACACGGTAAGAGCAACAGTCTTGTCAATCGCAAATAAAAACAATTACGGATATATAACTCCTAGTGATTTTAACTTATATGCAAAACAAGCTCAACTAGATATATTTGAAGATTATTTTTATCAATATAATAGTTGGATAATAAAACAAAACGCACGTGTATCTGGTAGTGAATATGCAGATATTCTAAAAGGATTGGTAGAGGTAATTGATAGTTTTTCTGAAACAAGAGGACTAACTACATCTGGTATTAATTTATATAATTTACCAGAAAATTATTATTTAATTAATAAAATAAATTACTATCCTAATGCAGTCTTTTCTTCAACTACTACGGCAGCTGGAGCAAATACTTTAACAGATACTAATGCAACGTTTACTACAACCGGAACGGTATTACCGGGTCAGTTTGTTACTAACACTTCTTTAACTAGCGTTTCAGCTGGTTTTGGAGCTTATATAGTTAGTGTAGATTCAGAAACACAATTAACATTATCTGAGAATCCATTTGGTAGTGCTGCTACAGTTGGAAATTCTTATACCATTGTTACTACAGCTGGTATTAGAGAAGTAGAAAGAGTTTCTCAAAATAAAATATTTTATTTAAACTCATCTTCATTAACTTCTCCTAATATTTCTTATCCTGCTTATGTTTTAGGTGGCGCAAATAATCTTTTAACAGGTAATACCATTACAGTATATCCTGAAACTATTATTGGTGCTGGTAAAGTTTTATCACAATACATAAGGTATCCTTTAGATCCTAATTGGAGTTATAGTTCATTAACAGGTGGAGAGCCTGTCTTTGATGAAGGTGCAGCAGATTATCAAGATTTTGAACTTCCTGATTCTGATGAGCCTAATTTAGTAAACAAAATATTACAATATGCTGGTGTATCCATTAGAGAGAATGATATTGCTGTTTTTGGTAATATTCAAGAACAAGAAGATAACCAACAACAATCATAAGCTATGGCATATATAACAGACTATCAATATTATGAAAACGGAGGAGTAAATCCTACGAACTCAAACTGGGGGTCATATCAATTTGTATCATTAGACGATATAGTAACTAACTTTATGTTAATGTATGTTGGTAATGACAAATTAATAAACAATGTAGAAAAATATAATATTTTATTTCACGCAAAAAGAGGAATTCAAGAATTGAATTATGATGCAATGAAAGAAATAAAGATACTAGAGCTTAGTGTATGTGATCAATTAAGGTATGTTTTACCTCCTGATTATGTAAACTGGGTAAGAATTTCTGTATATCAAAATGGTGTATTAATGCCATTAACTGAAAATATACAAACAAATTGGAGTAATTCTTATTTACAAGATAATGATTGTAAAATATTGTTTGATGAAAATGGAAATATATTAAAACCAGAAAACTCTACTATAGATATGGATAGAATTTCTGGAAGTAAAAAAAGTCTTTATTTAAATTCAAATAGTAGTCAAGATGGTAATATGGGTTACAATGTTGATGGTGCTTGGTTTTTTGATTATAGCATTGGCCAGCGTTATGGTCTTAATACAGAGACTGCAAATTCTAATCCTACGTTTACAATTAACAAAGCATCTGGAGTAATTAATTTTAGTTCTGGAGCTTCTGATAAACTAGTTATTCTAGAATATGTTTCAGATGGTATGGAAAATGGTGTAGACTCACAGATTAATTTAAATAAATTATTTGAAGATTTTATCTATGCTTATATTAAATATGCTATATTAACTAGCAAATACGGTGTTCAAGAATATATAATTAATAGAGCTAAAAAAGAAAAAACAGCTTTATTAAGAAACGCCAAAATAAGATTAAGTAACATACATCCAGGAAGATTGTTAATGAATCTTAGGGGTCAAGATAAATGGTTGAAATAATATGCCACAGTTTACAAGAAATTTTATAAAAGGAAGAATGAATAAAAGCGTTGATGAACGATTAGTTCCTCAAGGTGAATATATTGATGCTTTAAATTGTAGGCTTGGATCTACAGAAAATACTGAAATAGGTGCTGTAGAAAATTCTTTAGGAAATACAAAACTTACAACTTTAACTTATGAAGGATTAGCATTAAGCCCTCAAGCAAAATGTATTGGAGCTTATGAAGATGGTGGTGAGGAAACTATGTACTGGTTTATAAATGATCCAGCAAACGCAAATTCAAATACTGGTAAAGTTGATATGATAGTATCATACAATACTAAATTAGATTTGTTATTCTATCACGTTATATCTACTAGTCTTTTAAATTTTAACGATACTTATTTAGTTACAGGTATTAATCTTATAGACGGATTATTGTTTTTTACAGACAATTTAAATCCTCCTAGAAAAATAAATATAAACAGAACATATCCATATCCAATAAACGATGTTGATCAAGTTACTGAACAAGACATAGGTGTTATTGTAGCGCCACCTTTATTTGCGCCTACACTTACACCAACTCAACAAGGCGGAGGAGAAAATTATATGACAGATATAATGATTTCTTTTGCATATAGATATAAGTATGAAGACAATGAGTATTCTGCTATTTCACCTTTTTCACCAATATCTTTTTCACCAGGACCATTTCAATTAGATTTTTCTACTTATGATAATATAGGTATGCAAAATGTATTTAATAGTGTTATTATGAAATTTAACACAGGTGGAAAAAATGTAAAAGGAGTAGATTTATTATTTAAGTCAACAAATTTTGCAGCAATAAATGTTATTGAAAGATTCAACAAACTAGATCAAGGTTGGTTAGATAATGTTGAACAAACATTTCAATTTACAAATCAAAAAATATATACTGTTTTACCAGAAGCTCAGCTTTTAAGACTTTTTGATAATGTGCCTAAAATTGCACAAGCTCAAACACTTATGGGTAATAGACTTATGTATGGCAATTATGTTGATGGATATAATATTACAAATCAAAATGGTCAAGATGTATATTTAGACTATACTTTAGATTTAATATCAGAAGATTTAGATGCTGGGGAAACTCCTTCTATAAATACTACTTTTAATTATAGTATAAATGGATCAGTTTCTGTTATTAATGGAACAGCTACATATGATACAACTGGGTTTGATTTAAAAGCTGGTTCTCAAATAGGTATTTCTTTTAATTTAGGTCATTCTCAATTTTCTGGAGCTGCTGAATATGTAGATGGAACAGAGCCTTTAAATCAATATGAATCTACGTTTTTATTTAACATTCAAGAAGACTTTTCTAATGCTTATGATTTAGTTAATTCTCCATCATTTATAGCTGCAATGTCTGAATTTGTTGCGCCTTCTAGTTCTACTTGTTTTTCTCAATTGTGTTCTACAGGGTGTGAAAATGGTACATCAGTTACAGATTTAATTAACTGTGGTGTTGTTGCTAAAACAAGCTGGTATAAAGTAGGTTTTGGAATATCTGGTACAAATCAAGGTATTGTAATTGGATCTACTCCTGGGAGTAATAGTTTTTCTTTAACTGTACAAGCAATAAAATATGAAAAATATGATACAACTGTAACACCTAATGTGGGGTTAGGAATTTTTGCTTATGAATATTTTACTGTAATACAGTCAGAATTTCTTTACAGTTTAGATTCTTCAAAAAGCAGTTTACATAGTGATAGAGATTATGAAGTTGGTATTGTATACGAAGATAATTATGGAAGAGCAAGTACTGCTTTAGTAGATACAAATAATACTGTATATATTCCTTGTGATAATTCTATTACAAAAAACACAATAAAAGTTACATTAAATAGTTACCCTCCTTTTTGGGCTACTAGATC